TACCTTATGCTACCTTATGCTACCTTACTTTACTTCATAGGAAAATTCTAAAAAATCCCAAAAGTAATTATGTGCTAATGGTCCTTTGTGATATATATCTTTGCGCATCTTTTCGGGTGTAAAATTAGTTTCTTCTTCGTTTTTCATTTTTAGTCTGTATATGCTAATTTCATAGTAATAAATGTTATTTTTGTATTCTATGCGAACTTCTACTATATCATCGTCTATATTTGATTCTTTTCTAAGGGGATTATCGTACAAATTTTTGATATAAAATTTGTAACGAAAAAGTTCTCGGTCATCATTACTATTAAATATATCCTGAATTATATATTCATAGTAATGGAGTGAATTTTTATTTATAGATGGCCGCATAATATAGTCAAGGAACTTATATTTACTTTTGTCGATTTGTCTCACATATTCTCCATCTCGCAATTTATATCGTTTCATAACTTTGACAAGTATATGTTCTTGTAAATCAAATGGTAATTTTGTTAGGATTTCCATTCTATATAAATAATAATTACTATTAACTATTATTATTTATATTTTAAGTGTGTTTTTGTAATATATAAAGAGCATAGATTACACTTTATCCACGAAGTCGTAGCACGAGGTGAAGTGTCGACTCGGGATGGACGTTATAGTCAGCAAGTGTCCTACCATCTTCAAGCTGTTTTCCGGCAAAAATTAGACGTTGCTGGTCTGGAGGGATCCCTTCGCGATCTTGAATCTTTGCTTTAATGGTGTCAATTGTATCGGACGATTCTACCTCGAGTGTAATCGTCTTACCGGTGAGTGTCTTGATAAAAATCTGCATATTGTCTTGAGGTGATGGGTGTTAACGCGTGTCGTTATAATATGTGTATATATTTTATTTCTAAGTATATTTCGATATTCATTATACAAAAATATACAATATACGAAATTTTACGGAGTTTCATTTTCTAATTTCTCCTTCCTCTTCTTCTCTAATTCATCTATAACTTTATTCGCATCTGCTAATTTTTCGCTTAGTTTAACTTTACCCGATTTACTAGATGTCCACGATTTAGGTAATTCGGGATGCTTCTCTATTTTGAAATATTCGCGCTCTTTTGTGTGTGATCTATCTATCCATTCGCGATAATATACAACATATTTTTTCATCATATGGTGTTCTAATCCTTGAGGCAAAGATTGAGCACTATGTTTACGATTTCGTTTTTTAACGGTTAAGCATGTATCTGTCCCTACTTTATCTTCGGTGGGTGTTGCCATTGTTATTGTTATTGTTAGTATTATTCTATAAAAATAAATAAACAAACATATTTTACCGCGGTTATTCGTAATTAAGTATATTAATAAATATATCGATAAATATATCAATAAATATATCTAAATATAAATGATAAAAAATATATTCAACACTTTGTATGGTTATGCCACATATAAACCACCCAATAGAGGTAATCAATTTAAAAAAATGAAATCCACGCCTAACATGGCATTTCAAGTTCCAATAATAGCTCCGACACCAGCTCTGGCTAAAATAAAAACAAATAATAAATCTATTTTAGAAATAGTAGTAGAAAATAAAGCAAAAATTGATGCCTATAAAAGAGAAATAAAGATTCAAACATATTACAAATTATTAGATGCTACGTCGCTTGCGCTTAAAGAAAATAACATACCTTTTTACTTAGACTGCGGTACACTTCTCGGATGTGTTCGTGAGGGAAAAATATTAAGCCACGATACTGACGTAGATGTAACAATTCATTTATCTATGTGGGATAAACTCTTAACCACAGTCAATTTCCCAAAATACGGACTAACCGTGAAAAGAAAATATAGCGGGTTTCCCGACTACTCGGGAGGTAACCTTATATCCGTATATTTAACCAAGGATGGTGCCGAAAACTATTGCGATATTTATGCGAATCCTGCTTTCCCTCTATTAGAAAACGCGACAATGAATGGTAAAGAATATCCTGTTCCGAAAGATGCGGGTCTATATTTGACCCAATTGTATGGCAATTGGCGGATTCCATCCGGTGGACATGCGGATACAACTTACCATAGAAACAATGGACTCATTTTAAGCGACTATAAGAAAAATTGGGACTTAAATTATAGTATCTATAAGTGTAAATTTTAGAAAATGGGTTACATATAGTCGCCAATCGGTTGGTAGTGTATATAAATATATTTATTTGTTTATTTATTTATAAATATATTTATTTGTTTTTATAATTTTTAATAATTTACAGGATTTTGTAATTTAGTATTTTAAACCCATATAGCATATAATATAAGACTTACTCCACCAGCATATGTTGTAGTATAACCTGGTCCATAATTTGTTCCAAAACCATCCGCAGCAGTATTCCATTTACTGAATGTAGATCCAGACTTAACTAATGAACCGGTATTTCCATTAATAGTAACAGACGTCGGAGTGCCTCCAGTATATGTTCCAAAATATTGTGGATTAGGAATACTTCCACTTGTTGCTCCATTTCCATTATATTGAACTGTAGTAGCTGGCATAGAAGGACTTACATATGTAGAACCTCCTGATGGTATAATAGTAATAGCTGTTAAGGCATTATAGGAATCTTGAATACCTTGATATGGATATCTGTTTGTTGGTGCGGTTACCCAATTAACTGGACTAGTAGATGCCGTATAGAATACATTAGTAGGAGAGTTAGCAATAAATGTGGATGCTCCGTTTGAAAAATTTATTGTGAAACATTGGTTATAAAAACTATAAGCAGTAACAACGGAACCGCTAGACCCAACATTTGCCGATAATCCACATCCACCGGAAAAGCATAATTTGGTGCTTGTGTTATATGTTGGTATTGAGCTATTCATATCATTTACGGCTGAATATGTTATACTTGAAATAGTGGTCCCAGAAGGCCAGTAATTAGAGTCTCCACCTGGTCCACTTGTTATAGTTTTAGTATAGTTATTATCATTTAATGGATTTAAATAACTAGTATTTGTATTAATTGTTATAGTGGATGATGTAATAACTGTCTTACTCGCAATAGAAGTTATACCAAGAGGGGCTGTGCCTGTACCATAATTTGATGATGTTGCGCTTAATAGCGCTGTTGTATACACTGTTATAGTATCTGAACTCTGAACTATTTGAGCAATTGGGAAATAATACTGTATAGTTACCGAAGGAGTTCCTGCAGAACCACCTGACCCTCCGCCTCCACAATATTTAACAGGTGACCCAGGAGCCCAACTAGCGTAAAGTGTAGCAGTCTTGGAGGTAAATGTATATCCGGGAGCGTATATTGAACCTATACCACTAGTCGATCCATTCCATCCTAAAAATGTGTATCCTGATCTGGTAAGTGAACCTTGTCCTAAAATTGGGACTTGGACGCCGGATGGATAATTTGTTGGTGCTGCTGGAACTGAACCACCAGTAGCTCCATTAGCATCATATGTTACAGTGTATGGAAGAGTAGCGGGAACCCATTGAGCGTATAAAATTTTGTTATTATTCATTGTAATAGTTGAACCAACAGGATAACTTATTCCTGTTCCATCCGTAGCAGTATTCCAACCATAAAATGTATTATTTGGAGCAGGGTTTGAAAATGAACCATTATTTGGTGATATAGGAGCAGCAAAATTTGAATTATAAGTAGTGGGAGAACCAATAGGTGCTGTTCCAGAACCACCATTCGCATTATATGTTAAAGTATATGTTATTGCAGGATTAATCCATTGAGCATATAGATTAACTACTCCTAACGCAGGCATACTAATTTCGCTTCCAGGAGGATAACTAGTTCCACTACCATCAGCAAGAGTATTCCAACCACCAAATGTTTTAGTAAGGTCAGAATTTGTAAATAAACCCGTATTATCAACTATATCTACACTGCTGTATGGTGGATAAGATGTATTAGAACTTGATGGAGCTGCTCCTCCTCCTCCAACACTGTTACGGTTATATACAAGTCTGGGAGAACCTGTAATTAACCATTGAGCATATAAAGTTGTATTTTGTGTAATATTAAAAGTATTACCACCAACATAGCTTGTTCCCAAACCATTTGCTTGGGTATTCCAACCAGCAAATTGGTATCCTAATCTTGTTAATACAACAGGGGAACCAGAGTTTCCTAAAATTGTTACTGAACTGCCAGAATTGTATGGGGAATTAGTATCCACAGGAGGATTTCCTGAACCGACGTTAGCATTATACGTTACTGTGTAAGTTAGTGTAACGGGTGTAACAGGTGTAGACGACGAATTACAATTTACATCACACCTATAAGCTCTTCTATGGTTCGATAATCCCGATCGTCTTTTTCCAGCCATATAATATAATATTTATTTATATTATTATATTATAATTATCATCAATAATACAATATTATTTGTAATTAAAAAAAATATACATTTTTTAATATATAAACTACATATATTAGTATGAATCTTTCTATAATAACGCCTACATCTATCGCATATATAGTTTTAATTATAGCCGCATCTGTTATATTATTTTTTTGTATAGGTTATTGTTGTTCGCGGTATTATAATGTATAATATGTATAAGGCGATGTTCAATGAGTCACATCAAATATCATCAAATATCATCATACATCACCATAAATGGGAAGGATGTTTCCCAGCTCAGTCGTATTAATCGCACTGTTTCCAAAGTATACTTTAATGAATTCGGCGGTCCTTTCATCAGCGAACGATTTCATTACTTTTCTATATCTAGCTATAGCATCCGCATTATCAATCTTATCTACGCATTCAATACATATGAGATGATTTTCAACAAGGTATCCCCTTTCTTCTCTTCCCCCTCCACCTCCGATTAAACAATAGCTAAACTTATATTCTCCTGTACCATAACCGCGATTCAGAACGATCATCGGACTGCGTACACCAGGCTTATCTATATAATTCTTCTTCTCGCCATTTTTGTATGTTTTAATTTCGAGGCGATTATTGGTAATATTGGAGCTATAAATCAACAAAGTTTTGCTTTCATCGTCTGTCAATATATCCTTACATTGATTCCATACGACCTTCCCAACACTGACTTTGAATCTCAGGTCGGCGAGTGTCTTGGAATTTTCATACAGTCTCTTGAAAATGGCGATATTCTCCTTCGTATTGAAAATCGTGTAAGCGCCGCGCATAACAAAGGGCGTGGCGGTGATGGTGGCGGCGGCGGCGGCTCCCCCAGCCACAACCCCGACCCCTTTTCGAATAACGATAATCACCGTTTCTTGTGCGGTTTCTATATATTTGTCATCGCTACACTCGACTATATTCAGAATCTCGAATTTGTCATTTATATGTTTTCTAGTCTTATCATAGTATAAACAGTTCAGGAAACTTTTCGGAAGAATAAAACTCATAATACCGCCATCAGCCAGCATTCTCAAGCATTTGATAATAAATAATATGAATATATTGGGGCGACCGTCATAGTATTGTTGATACGCGACATCCACCTCCTCTTTTTTCATAACAAAGTATGGAGGATTACCTATAATAAGATTGTACAGCGTACCGGACTCATACGCAAGAAAGTCGGCATTTAATAATGTAATCCCTGGAGTAGTATTGGGGAAATATTTCTGGACGACGGCGTCGAAGATAGTCCTATTTTTTTCGACGCCCGTAATATTGGAAACCGGAAAACGCGCCCTTAAAGCAGTTATATATTCTCCGGAACCGAATGACGGTTCTAAAATGCGGAATTTGGCATTTGTTGCCGCCTTTTTTGGTAAATGTGGCAATAATAGTTCTATGCTATGGTGTACACATGAGGGTGGTGTAAAATAAATACCATTATCGCGCTTTTCTACCTTGGATAGCGTGGCTGTCAATTCTTTCGATACTGACGAATATTGGTGGTCTACATTATTCGCGGATGGCGTTGATGGCATGGATGACGCGGATGGCGTGGATGGTGCGGATGTCATGTGTTCGTAGATAGAGATGTGAGCACTGTTATGTTTATTACTATTTATTATTGGTCTTATTTTATATCAATTTTTCATATTTTATATTCTTTATATACATATTTATACCAATGCTTGCGCTCTTTATATTGGTACATTATAATATATGGAAAATTGATTTAAATAAAGATAGATATAATAAATAAGCAAACAGCACAACACCGTTCGTCGTCGTCACACTCAACCAATCGTCTTTGTATCAACAATGGCCGGAAAGAGCAAATCAGGGTCCAAGGGAAAATCAGGAGCCAAGGGTGGTTCCGTATTAAAGACCGCTATGTCGGCACATAATAATCCGGCGGCGCGTGTTAGAATTCCGCAAACTATTGGATTACCTGGGCAGATAGCTAATAATGCCGGAGGATATTCGTTCCAGCTGCCTCTCGAACAGGAATGGATGCGATACTTGATTATTGGAAGCAAATCGGATAATGGAAGTTTCTATCAATGTGGTGGGGCTATTGCCACTACGATTTCAAGATGTATTATGGCTGCTGTATCGTCGCCTGCTACATGTGAGCACTTGATCCGGGATATAGTCGATGTATCTGTGAAAGCGCGAGCACCTAAACAAGAAATGACGATGATGTCGCTTGCGGCGGCAATTGTATTTGCGTCTGACCCCAAATGTAAGACACAGGCACTGGATGCTATCGGGCAGGTATGTCGTATCCCCACTCACGTGTTTATGTTGGTTCAATATATTCGCGACCTATCGCAAGACAAGGCGAAGCCAGGTAAGGGGTTTGGGAAAGGGGTTCGCCGCGCGTTGACCGAATACTATACATCGCGCGGTGGTCTGGAGCTGGCGGTTCTGGTGACAAAATATAAAAATCGTGAAGGGTGGACACATGAGGATTTGATTTCACTGCTCCACATCAATCCGGCGAATATGAAAGATGATGGTGGGCGACTTGTACTTGAATGGATTATGAAGAAGGACAAACCTGAGCGCAAGATTGCTGCGAATCCAGCGAAAGGAATTATGGAAACGGTGCTCCCGGCAAAAATGGAGAGGACCGAATTTATGAAACGGTTGATGGCAATTCCGACTCCGGACAGAAATGGGGCAGGGGCAGGGGTAGGGGCAGGGGCAGGAGGAGGCAAAGGATTTATGAAAACTATCGCGAGCGCGATTGGGTCTGTTATGGGTGGCGGCGGCGGTGGAGTGGCAACACCTGTCGCGAAAAGGGTGTCCGTTCTATTTGAGGTAGCCCACCCAGAAAGCTCAATGGTTGGCACGCCTATAAAACTTATGGTTAATGATACAGAGCAGTTACATAATGTCAAGAAGACGCTAGCTGATATGGGTGTTGCGCCGATTGGGAATATGGTTCTATGGTATGCCGGAAAAGGAATCTCTTCGGTGAAATCTTTGCTAGATATTTCATATGACTCGGCAAATAAAATATATATATTGGCAGGTGTTGAGCCGGCACCGACTCCTACCCCTGTACCCGCACCCGCACCCGCACCCGCACCTACATCGGTGGCGACAAAAAGCGAAGACAACCGCGAAGAATCGGAATCGGAATCGGAATTGGAATCGAAAAAAGTAGTGGAAGACCCTCTCGTGGCAACAGCAAGGTTTCTGAAGGCGTTGATTGAACTGGCAAAGACTGGCGAAACAAAGGATGCTCTCACAGCAGTGGCAATTATGGAAAGGAATAAAAAGATTCAGCGGGAACATTTGCCGACCGAGCTTCTAAATACGCCACAAATCTGGAATACACTTTTGAGCGGAATGGGAATGACAGCACTGGTCCGTAATCTTGGAAAACTGTCGCAGGTCGGAGTCGCATCATCAAGGTCACAAGATATTATTAAGATGCTGGGCGACCCTAAGAATGTCAAGGAGTCAAAGATTCACCCACTCCAAGTACTGGTTGGAATGAAGACGTATTCGCAAGGAAAGGGCGACCTCGGTTCAATGACGTGGCCTGTAAATTCCTACATCACGACAGCGCTTTCAACAACATTCAGGCAGGCGTTTGGAAATATCACGCCGACAGGGAAGCGGTTTATGATTGGATTAGATGTATCCGGTAGTATGTCGATGTGTATGTGCGCTGGGGCAAAAAATATTACACCACGCGAAGGTTCAGTTGCGATGGCGATGATGACGCTACACGCCGAGGGGGCTCAAAATGTACATATTTATGGATTCAGTCATATATTCCACAATTTCAATGGGAAAATTCGCCCAGAGATGACAATCCAAGACGCAATTAAAGCTACCGATGTGCCATTTGGGGCTACAGATTGTGCTTTGCCGATGACCGAGGCACTTAAAATGTATACGCACAGTGGAATTGTATTTGATGTATTTTGCGTATATACGGACAGTGAAACATATGCACCAAATATACACCCCCAAGTGGCGTTGGAGCAGTACCGCAAAGCAACTGGCGTAGATGCGAAGCTGATTGTGGTTGGGATGGTGGCGAATCAGTTGACAATTGCCGACCCGAAGGATAAGAATACATTGAACTTGGCAGGATTTGATACATCTACACCGGAACTCATCAGCATGTTTGTGAATGGGCTTATTTGAACGCATATGATTCAGCGCTACATTATTTGAATGGATAAATAGTCGAATATATTATTACTTTTTTTAGTAATAATATATAATATATAATACCAAATTTAATAAAATATTCTATAAATATAGTAGTATAGATTTTTATAAATATAGCATTATGGATTTGTATACGAATATTAAATATTTTATTTTTGGTGGTGTAATAATGGTAGGTACTAATTATTTATTAGAAAAATATCATAATGGACCGGCATTAACAGCATATTTATATTGTGCCCCAACAATCTACTTGGTTATTATGTATATGATATATAAAACTCGTGGATTGAATGGATATTATACATTTGTTGTACATAGTTTTATTAATTATCTAGCAAATGTAGCAATAATTATAGTTTTAATATTTTTAATAAAATGCATGCCTACAAACTTGTTTAAAAGTTCTTTTATAGTATCAATATTATTTATATTGTATTCAATATATTATTTTTTGAATATTTATAAGTTAGAATTTACACCATAGTAACATCGGTGTAATATACTTATCAATATTTATCATTTGTTATAAAATGTTTATTGTAAAATGTTTGTTATTACACCTTTTAACATTTCAAACGCCTATTTTTTAATAATAGCGGATGTTTTATGATTTCCTATATTTACAAAATTATAATTAATATTCCTACTTAAAAAAAATTCATCTGTTGCTCTTCTTTGTCCATCCCAGTGATAATAATCATCAAATATTATAATGCCTCCAGTTACAACATTGTCATACATTTGTTCTAGTTCATATTTACTTGATTCGTACCAATCAGTATCCAATCGTAATATTGCTATTTTTTCAGGAATTTTTGTTTTATCTTTTAATGTTTCCATAACATCACCAACTACATAATGCAAATTATCTTTGTTATAACCAGTTGACTCTAATCTATGTTTAACTTTGTCTAAAGGCGTATAACACCACCCATTTGTTTTTTCATTAATAATTTGACTTTTCCAAGTATTATAAACTTCATCTTTATTCATTTGATATAGTGTAGCGTTCTGGCAAGTGTAATCATATTCAGTTGGTTCTACTAATCCACCAAATGTGTCATATAAATATATATCGCGAACAGCATTATTTTTCATTAACTCATTTATCCATATATATTCAAAATTCCCACTTTCAACACCACATTCAATAATAGAACCTTCAATATTATTTTTTAATATGTAATTAAGCGCGTCCACTCCGTCCATTATATATTATATTACACATAAAATTTTACATATAAACGCAATCAATATATCAGCGTTTTAAATATTAAAAGGTGTAAATGTTTGTTATAAAATGTTTGTTATTAAATATTAATAAAATGTTAATATAAAATAGTAGTATAGTAGTATACTAGATGCTTACAAATTTATATATTTATATAATTGTGATTGTTGCGTATAATATATATAATTACATAAAGGATTTACCATTTCATTATATTACACAAACCAATTATGGATTATGTGAAAAAATGAATAGCACATTTTGTATTCGTATTTCATATTTTGTAATGGCTATTGTATTATATTTACTAACTATTAAGTTCATCAATCTAACCTTGCCACAAGACGCACCAAAAGTTATAAACACGATTACAAATGACAAACCTTCTTTTTTTGGATTCGGTTCTTTGGTAGGGGGCGGGACATCAATGCTTTCATATATTTTTAATATAATTTTCGGATTTTCATCATTTAATGGTTTTAAACATAACTCGGTATGTAATACAGCAATAAATCTTACAACTATTTTTACTGGAATGATGATGACAAGTTTTTCGGAAGAGTTGATATATCGCGGATTAATGATCGGTGTAACAAAACAATTTCTAAATACGAATATTTGTGTTTTTTTATCGGCTTTAGTTTTTGGATATGTCCATGTAAAATGTTCATTAAAATATGGTATAGTTGCTTTTATTACGGGTATTCTTTTAGGATACGGTTATATTCATTATGGGTTATATTGGTGTATAGGACTTCACGCTTTATTTAATTTTGTCGAAACATCGCTACATACAATAACCAATATTAAAGTTAAAAATAAGTTAATGGGTGGCGAAAGAGTGACACCAGATGACGACGGTATGATGACACCATTGATTGAATTAATTGTTTTTTATAGTCTTTATTATTTTGGCTATTTTTAACCATATAAAACAATCGAGTTCTTATATTATTTTCTACAACAAGTACGCTTCATTTTACGCCATATGCGCTTCGTTGTTTTTTTACTCCAACACCAAAATCCGCGTTTGGGATTAATACAACATGTCTCCTTTCTACCCTTTACAATGCGACACCGTTTTGCTGTTTTATTCATAGTCTATATTATATATAAATATAATATTATATAGACAATCGTCAGTCAATATACCCAATCTAAATACCCAATCCACGTACCCAATCTAAATACCCAATCAATATATTAAACCTATATAAAAAGATTAATATGATATTATGTAGCAAACACAATTATACAAAATGGAAGAAGTCGCATCCACGGCAGCTAATACAACTAATATAACTACATATACTGACGTTATTACAAAATTCAAAGATTTGAAGAGAAAATATTATACTGATCGCGGGTGTATGATTTCAACAATTGATGACGATTTTGCTAAAGAATTCCTGGGGAAACATCCTAATTTATTATGGGAAGAGACATATAATCCATATGCCGAGGCTTACGTTTTGGGGGCTAAAATTAATGTAATTATTTTTGAGCAACCATTTGCCGTACATTTATATCGTCCTATAAAACAGATTCATCGATTTGAGTATGAAGATTTTTTTGGATTTGGGGGACACTGTGAAGGATTTTCTTTTGACCGCATCATTGCTACATATGAAGAAAAATTTGATGAGAATATCGATGTTGAATATTTGCTTATGATGGGGACACTTGTGAGTAGCGACGCGGGTGAATGTGGTGAATGCAGTGTGATTGATAAAAAATATATTAAAAATGTTTTGAAAATGATGGTGCTTGGCGGATATGTAAAATATTGGGCAGCTTTTAATGAATTTAAAGAATGGTTTAAAGAACGCGGATTTAATCTAGATTTTGAGACGGATAATACCGGAACAATGACATCATTTGTATTTGAAGATTATGAGGCAGTTAACATGCCTGATAAGACTTGCGAATCTGAACCTTAAATTGTGAACGATGGGTCACCTGTAATCTCGCGAAGAACGTGGGTAGTATATGCTCGTGTGAGAGCATCAGCTTCATAATAGTTCCAATATATATCTTGAAGTCCTAGATCCGATGAGCTATGATTACCTCTACAAATAACATTTGTAAAGTGGGTTATAGTACAATAAATAGGAGACCATGGATAATCATTTCTTACAAATGTGCCTTTGAATTTTTGGTGTGAATATTCGGAGCGTTTTTCTTGAATGAGATAGGTCCTTCCAGGTATAAGGTCGACAGGTTTCACGAGTTTGAGAGGGCGCATTGTAGCGTTACGATGTTGCGATGTTACAGTTTTTCTATAATGATTAATGATTAACGATTAAACAATATAAAACATTTCAATTTTATATTGTTACAAAATTGAAACAAAAAAGGTATGTATATGTCAGCAAAAAGAATAACAAATTTATTATAATTTCAAAAAAATGACAAGTGTTTCAAGTAGTACCAAAACTAACACCAAGCAGACCGGTTCAAAAAAAGTGGCAAAAAGGGCACCAAGACAAAAGGCGTCAATACATAAATTGTTGTTTAATGAATTTGAGGTATTATCAAAACACGCAATCGGGGATGCCGGAGAAGAGTTCATTTGTAATACCATTCCTTGCGAATCGTGTGGTCGTATAACATGGACGAATTTGAACAAAATACAAATGAACTATCCTGGTGTCGACTTGTGCTGTGATTACTGCGGTACGTATGTTCAAGTGAAAACAATGTGTAGCAAAAATGGGGGTTGCCCTTTGTCGCAGGCTAGCAATGGTGCGTGGAAATTCCCAACATCGAAAAACACTGTTCGCGAAACGTTGAAAATGTTGAAGAACAATATTCGATATATTGCGGTTGTTTATGATATGAATTATAATATCATAGAGGTAAGTATAACTGGATTACTATCGTGTAAAAATATACACCATACGGAAAATTATATAGTTTCCGATGATATTAAATATTACAATCCGCGAATTTTGCGGACATTGAAAAGTATATGCGATGGTGTCAAATGAATTAGGATTGGTGTCTTGGGTATTAACTAGTTTTTTATTGTTTTTTGATTTGCCATAAAAAATATATTTAAATTATTTTAGGTATATATACAAATATCATCTATATACAAATGTCATCATAAAATACACTAAGTATCATAATTAACGATACTGTATTAGCTAACCAGCACCATAAACTACCCCATGTGTGCGTTTTATGATATAATGCAAATGTTATTACTGCGCTTATGGTGACCAAACCTAGTATAAACCATTCTTTATTAATAACGAATTTAATAGATAAAAACATAAACCATATTAATATTAAAATATTTGAATACTTCCCCCAATTCCAAGCCAAATGACCATTTTTAGAAGGAGTTGAACTAAAATCAATCTTACTCCACGGTTTTAATATCATGACAAATGTAGAAAACAATAAATAACAAAATAAAGATACATATTTAATGATATTATGTTTTGAAATAGATAAGATACCAAATATAGGTTGACTGGCAATAACTATAAACGCTATTTGAGATAATAACCTATTTGAGAATGTTTTACTCCATATAAAATATTCAATAAGTTGCATAGACAGCCATGTCTGCATAAATAGAAGGGACATAAGCCCGATCTTTTTATTGAAATAAGTAAAAATACAAGCAAATAAACCAAATATATACGTATTTAATGAAACATTTGCATTCCAACACATTTTTTGTTAATATAAATATATATATATAAATAATTATGACGGATAGAATTATTCCTAAGACCAGTCCATTACATTAAATCCAAGTTTTAATCCGATTGGTTCTAAATATTTCTTTGAGCGTTTCATAAGTTCAATTGGGTAACTTATCCAATTTGGTGTATTTATATTGCCTGTATAAGAGAATACTTCTGAAAGTTCTGTGTATTTTATAGTTGGATGAACATAGAAAAAAATACCAATATCATTATCACATTGTAATTTATTTCCCTTTCGAATACATTTTTTATCAAACCCCAATATTGTTCCGATTATTTTTGTGCGTTCAATGTTAATTTCAGGAGCAAAATATTCTGATTTTGGATTTGGGAGTATGTATGTATCTTCTAGTCTTTGAAAAAGTGGTTCAAACTTTTTAATAAATTTTTTATTGATGAAATAGATAAAATTATTTCCTGGTATATCAAAATAAGGTCCTTCTTTGAATCCAAGACCAAATATTTCAGCAAATTCGGAACTTTTTGGTCCAACTGTAGAAATTAAACAAGCTGTTCGCAATCCACACCATGTAAAATATAAATTATATAATGTATGATTATATGCTTCTTTATCTAAATTAAGTGTTTTTAACCATTTACTCATTTTTTTAAATATTTTTATATTTCTTGGGAGTTCATTTTATTATATTGATATGATAATATTATTTACGTACTCATAATAATATTATTATTAGTTGTGGTGTGTTATGTTTCATAATGTAATATTTTTTATTTTAAATCATCTTTAATTTTTCACCTATTTCTTTGTAATAGTGTCCATTATATGGGATATTTTTGGTAAGTGCTTTTGTCAATGTTTTGTCGCTTATTGCTAATGATTTAATACAATCGTATTTACATTCAAATTTTTTTATTAAGTTATTATTTGTGTCATATTGTCCAACGCCATTTTTGTATAACATTGGTATTCCATTTATTTCTTCAAATTTGCTAGTTAATTCATCATCACAATTATTATATAACATATAATAAAAACCATTTGCTAAACTATTATTTTTTACTGGATTATCTAGTGCTGATAATGATTCATAACCATTAAAATGTGCTGCTGTTTTTCTATCTATATATACATTTACAATATTAGTTTTATCTTTGTCTATTTGAGCTATGTAACCCAAATTTACAACCTTTGTTTCTTTTGTAGGCTTAATTTCGTGTATAATATTTGGATCCAAATTTCTTTCAACTAGTAACCATCGAAAACCACAATAAATAGTGTTTTCAGCTATTGATTTCATTATACTTGGTCTCTTTATATTTTTACTTTCATTCATTGCTTCTGTAACGGACTCATACGCTTTGGTTAACTGTAATGTTTCAGGATTTATTTTTTGGAGTCTTGGACCGAGGTTAGGTAATTGTTGATTAAAACCAGTAACTATTTTTTTCTCTTGTTGCGAGTTTAACTTACTTAATATTTCTTTATTTGTTTGTTCTAAAGAATTAACTTTACTTAATAAAATTTTATTAGTATGTATTATTTCCTTTAATAATTCATTATCATTGTTTACATGTGTACTTACAGCATTTTCTTGATTTTTAAATTTTAAATTTTCAATTTCAAGCAACAACTCATTTACTTTATAATTATAATTATCTATATTATCGTTAACTATTTTTGATAATACTTTATATGTAAGATTGCCGCCGATTAAAAATAATTCATTTTCACTATCGTGATTGGGTAGATTTTTTACTATATTTGGTTTTATAATACTATGACTATGTAGAAAATATTCAAAGTCTTTACTTTTATTTACGCAAAAACAATCAAGTAATGTACATTCTTCGTATTTACTTTTATGTTCATTATATCTACCCATAATTCCTATTCTGCTTTCTCCTATTTTTACAACATATGAACCATTTTCAAATGTCTTAACTTTAATAATATAAACCATATTTCCGGCATTGTTAAATTGTTTGAGTAGAAATTTTTCATTATCTAGTTCTTTTTGTTTAATTAATTTTTCTTCCATTTCTTTATTTTTGGTTGTTTCTATAGCAGACATTTCATTTTTTGTTTGTTCTAATTCTTTTTGTTTTTGATCTACTTCTTTTTGTAATTCATACAATCCATTTAATCTTATTTCTTTAATTACTTCACAAACCCAATTTTGAAAACGTTGAGCAATAGGTTTTCTCGAACGAAACAGCATTTTATATAAACCTTTCTCTGTTAAAAATGTCACTTCTTGGTTGCCACCAAGGGTGTTCATACTATGAACTACCTTCTCAGATTCATCAAAATCCATAATTGACGTTCTTATATTACTAATTTCAAGAACCGCTCCAATATCACTCGCGCGGAATAATGGATCTGTTTTTGTTCCTTTTATAACTATTTCTGTGTGCAAGTTATTTGAATTAAATGCTTTTACAATGTCCATGTCGGCGTTTATAGGGTGTTGTGGGTCGTTATACACTATATAACGACCTTTCTTTAAGCCCTTTATACAATATATATTATTTTTGCTCACCCCACAGGTAAAGCAATATTGTTTTTTGCTTTAATAATTAACAAGCAAAGTTAATTATTAAAATAGTAGTAAAAATACAACACGATATATGGTAACAAAACAGCGTTTAATTGCTATAGGCCAACCCTCCCATGCCACTCATGATACGGAGAACGTTGTAATTGGTAGCATAGACACGAACCTTGGCAGTCTTGGTGCCCTCAACGGTAGCGTTGGAGAGAACAAGCTGAAGAGTAGCATTGTCAATGCGGGAGAAGTTGCACGATCCGCTTGGTTGGTGCTCTTCGGGCCTCAAGGCAAAAGAGTACACATTGATACCGGTGTCAGGAGTGCGAGTGTGGTGCTGGTAAGGCTGGACGAGGTCGAAGTAAGTACCCTCACGCTCAGAGAAGCGATCCTGGCCGTTAAGCTGGAGCTTAGCGGTGACAACAGGGTTCTGACCCCAGCAGTGAAGAGGGAGAGAAGTCTGAGTGAGAACGAAAGTACCGGCATCGGAGACACCAGAGTTATCGTAGGGGAGATTACCACCGCCAGCAAACCCAGGAGCCATGTTGCTCTGTTCGTAGCTATTGTTGTTCTGATAAGGCTGCTCACCCTGACCCCACCAGTAAGCGCTGGTAACATCGAGAGCGCCAGCCTCGTGGAAGAGACCGGAGCCATCAATGAAAGAGCCAGTACCCGCGGCAATAGAATCGTGGCCACCGAAGGCGTGGATAGCATTGGGAAGAGCATCGATAGCATCAGTGTAGTTGAAGGGCTGAGCACCAAGAACACGGTAGAGAAGCTGGTTACACTCGAGAGAAGAACAGTAGTCAACGTTCTGATCCGGCTGGACAACCCAAATGAGCTCCTTAACGGGGTGGTTAAAGTTGAGCTTGATTTTGTTGGAAGAAGAGCCGACGGACTCATCACCAGTGAACTGGAGCTGCTCAATAAGGTACTCATGGGGATTCTGGGCCATACGTCTGCGCTCATCGGTGTCCAGGAAGACGTAGTCGACATAGAGAGAGGCAGCAACCAGAGACTGATTGTAGGCGTTGTTGACGCGACCACCGACGGAAGAGTTGGCAGTATTGTCGTCGCAGTTAAGAGAACCAACGGCCCACAAGCACTCATCGATGGGGCGGATATCAAGGTTAATCTTGACCTCGTGATACTGAAGGGCGATGAGGGGAAGGGCAAGACCGGGATTGCGGCAGTACCAGAACTGGAAGGGGACATAGAGGGTAGTCTCGGGGAGAGCATTGCGGGGGGCGCAAACCTGACGAGGAGCGTTAGCCTGGCAAGGACCATCGATGGCATTGAAAGAAGGATCGGTGATGAAGGTAAGCTCGGTGGTGTTTCCGACCATAGCATAGTAACCGGGCTGCTGGTCAACGGGGAGAGTCAGATTGTTCCAGATGTGCATCCAGTCACCATACTGACGGTCAATGCGCTGACCACCGATTTCAACCTCAACCTGAGAAATCAGCTGCTCACCGGGGAAGTCGAGCCAACGGGCATAAACACCGTCCTGGGTAGTTCCCTTCATGGACTGGTTAACCTCGGGGAGAGTAACCTGAAGGTAAGTGCGGTAAGCCAAATCACCATTACGAGAGATGGTGCAGGTCACGCGGCGACCAAAGTCGGCCTGGCCGTTAAAAGTTTGCTCAATAGACTCCATCGCAAAGTTAGTGTGACGTTTGTAAGACACCTTCCAAAAGGTAATCTGAGGGTTGCCCGTAAGATAAACATCCTGGGCACCGTAAGCTACAAGTTGCATAAGACCTCCTGCCATTTTCGATTATTATAATATTGCTAAAGAAAAAAAATTTATAAAAAAACTTTAATTGTTTTTTATAAATAAATAACTAAATAAATACCTAAATAATTAACTATACAATCTGACCGACCAACTGACTGACCAACTGACCGACCAACTGACCGACCAACCAACATACCACGTACTCTAGTGTACTCGTACGAACCATGACTATATTATGTATCCATTAATAGGTTAACCAGTTATGCCTAAAGAAACGTATGTACAATGTGTAAAATATATACAATATGTACCATATGTACCATATATACCATATACGGTTGTTGTGCCTGAATACATAACAATCTTTCAAAAAATAATATTTTTTAAGTTGGTCTTTAAAAAATTCACTAAATAGTCGTCCGAATATATTTCCTTTTTATGATTATGTTTTTTCCTAAAAACAAAATTAGTTTCTTTTTTTCTGATACTCCAGCCACCTTCGAGAGCATTCATTAAAAATATCATTATGTAAATCTCTTGCCTTAATTCTTTGTTAATATCTGATGATTCTTTATTTATCAAATCTTTTATTGCTAAAATTCCATCCTTTAATGATATAATATCTTCCTTTTTTTTAGGATTCTTTCCATTAATAGGAATAGTAGGAATAGTAGTACACGATTTATCTATAGTATCGCTAAATGCCAAAGGGGTAGAACTTTTCTCACTGTATATTTTCTGAATAACTCGCTTATTCAAATAATCCTCGGTTATAATATCCTTTGTAGAATTGTCTAAATTTTTCAAATAAAAAATATTTTCTCTTTTTTTTATTGCCCAGTTTTTATCTAGAGAATTCATAATATATTTCATTTTGTAATACGTTTCTTTCTTAATGGCACTTTTGTCTAAAATATCTATGTTTGTTGTTAATGTTGTTAATGTTGTTAATGTTGTCGCCGTCTTTGTTATAGCTGTAGTATCTGAATCTGTTTCTAAATTTTTATTTATGTCTAAATTGGTAGGCAAAATCATTATTTTACTTAATAGAGAAAACATTAACCGAAAATTAACTTGTAAACATAAAGGTTTTGTTTACACTAAAACCCCAAAACACTAAATACCAAAACACTAAAATACCAAAATAATTAATAATTATTGTATATATTATATTAAAAAAGTGATGTATATAACAATATAGCTATATTATATATAAATAAATATACAAGTTGTGTACATACATACAAATGCCTTCATTCAAACATAAAACAAACAAAAAAATCCATGTTGATAAAAAAAAAGTAATGACTCTGGATGGCATGCATCGTGAGTTACAATCAGAATTTAAAATGATAGAGGATGATTTACTACCAGAATTGATTAGAGAAAAAAATAAAATAATTGAAATGATTGAAAACAAAGAGCGTAAACTTGATATAAGCAAAGAAATTGAACTAAAAGACCGACTTTATGATATTAAGAATGATATTTCAAAATATAAATTGAAAATAAAAGAATATTACTTGAATAATAGTCGGTTTATTTTTGATTATTTTGAAAATAAAAAGGAAATAACAAATGGTACCAATCGTACCAAAATTCTTAATTCGTTTTATAGACTAAATAATTCTATGAATGAAAATGATTTGAATCTCGCCAATGATAATAATGTCCATAAATTTTTCTCTAATTTAGACCAGACGTATATCAATGTTAATGATTATATTTTTTCGACGGATATATGTCAATCATGTAATAAGGGGGAAATGATTCCTGTTGAACATGAAGGAGTAATGGTTTGTAATTTTTGTGCTAAACAGGTGACGTGTCTTATTGAAAATGAAAAACCGTCGTATAAAGAGCCGCCCAAAGAAGCATGCTTTTATGCATATAAACGTATCAATCATTTCAAAGAAATCCTTGCGCAGTTTCAGGCGAAAGAAACGACGCAAATCCCTGAAGAAGTATTGGAGAGTATTAAACATCAGCTTAATAAAGAACGCATCACCCTTTCCAAGTTTACGAACTCAAAGGCGAAAGAGGTTCTTAAGAAGTTGGGATATAATAAGTATTATGAACATATTCCGTTTATTAAGGACAAATTGGGTATTAAACCGCCGATAATGACACCGGAATTGGAGGAGACGCTTTGTAATTTATTTATGGAGATACAAGGGCCGTATGCAAAATTCTGCCCCGAAGACCGTGTTAATTTTTTGAATTATTATTATACGGTGTACAAATTATGCGAACTGCTTCAAAAAAATGAATTTTTATCCTATTTTCCAATGTTGAAAGATAAAGAAAAGAGGATAGAACAAGATGATATATGGAAGAAAATATGTGAGGAGTTGAATTGGGTGTTTATACCTACTCAGTAGGATAGCATCTTGAGCACTAATAACACTAGTAGTACTAGAAGTACTAGGAGTATTCGTATATGACATAGGATAGGCGCTAGACATTTTATTGGATATGCTAACATATTCTAGCTTGAATCATAGCCTCAGTACATTCTTGGGCTGCGGGGGGAGTATAAGGGACATGTTGTTGGTATAAATGAGTATCATCAGTAGGATATGGACTGGTACCAGTAGAACCAGTAGCACTGGTAGCAGCATCATCCGCAGAAGCACCAGTACTATGAGCATCAGAACCGATGCGTTCAGACATCAAAGCGATTCCCTTCCTATTAACAGAAGATATATCATTTTTTTCTTTCACAAGTGCCGGAGATAATTCTTCAAGTTGTGATTGAAGTCCACTTATTGTTGCCATTATGCTGTTAAGATTCTCATCTGGAAATAACGACTCTTTGACCAGTAATGTTAATTGTTGTTTAAGAATTTCTTCAACAATACCATCAATTTTTTCACTTATTTCTACTTTACCCAAATTATCTGGTTCATTTTTAATTTCTTGTGCTTTCAATTCTAACTCAGATTTAAACAATGTATATTCGGGAGTGGTTTGTATTTCAGGTACTTTTTGGCGTATTTGTCGTTCGCGTTCTATTTTTTTTTCTTCTATTTCTTGTTCCTCTGCTATCCTACTCTTTTTATCTTTTATAACGAATTCATTGAATTCACCTATATAAATTTTAGATATTTTCATAAATAAATCCCTAAAAAAAAAATCACCTGTGCGTTCACGTTGATCATAAAATTTATATTTAGTTTTAGATTTGGTATCGGCGGTATCAGCTCCATCTAACACAAATTCCTTTGGAAGAGGTCTGGGCTTTGTTATGTCTCCATTAGAATCAACATGAACAGATTCAAGAATACTAATACAATCTGTAGAAAAATAATGGTATTCAAACACACCCGTATCATTATTATATACAGGATGTAAAGTAAACTCACAAACAAAATACTTATCGATAGGTCCTGCTTTGTTTTTTTCATATCTTTTTAGTGACAATGTGAATACCATTTCTAGCTGATGATTTGCTGTATATCCTATTGGTGTGAAAGTAAGCTGTGCTGAACAATATTTAGATTCTTCCATCATTGTAGCATCCTCTAACTTAAGATTATTACCATATTTTTGTTTTCTATATGTTAGTAAAACTGGTTGGGTTGTGCTTGTGCTTGTGCTTACACTGTTCTGGTCATTAGTTTCAACAGGAGGAGTCCATTGAAAAACCCCACCATATTGTACCCGCTTATTATGTTTTAATTTACGATTATTTTTGCGATAGGTTCGCTTATATTGTTTGGCGCGATGCTTGATACGACGTGTATGATGCTTTCCAGCGCGTTTCGTATGTCTACCACGCCTTGCCGATTTTCCACGTCTGCTTAATTTCATTATATAATAGTAAATAATATTTTAAAAATATTTTATATATAATGAAATAATAATATTAATAGCTTATTTGCTAAATGCGTTAGGGAGTTATTGGGTGTTTATACCGACTCAGTAGGGGGCTGCTCCGCAAGTTCAACGCCAGATTTTTCATTGGCTATGCTAGTAAAAATTTGCTGTAAAGTAGCAGTATTTTCTGGATAATTAAAATTATATGTAGAACCATCAATGCTTTTCCATGCTTCTAATAGTGGTTTATCTGTAAGCATGTTGATGTCATCAATAACAAATGTGTTGTCTTTAATACCAGATTTATTATATCTTATGAACGTGAGACTAGTTTTTTCTCTATTTAATTTTCCGGTCATACTAAATTGACTTGTTTGTTCACTAGGCCAATATTTTTTTTGATATTTAAGGTCAAATTTAGCTAATCCAGGGTTCAAAACACCAGTTATAATCGCATTAGCGCTACATTCAATATTATCACCTAATACTGAATATTCTATATGAAAATTAACCCCTCCCCTTTGAAGCCTTCTTCCACGTTTATGTGTTCGCTTGTGTCCACGATGATATCTTTTTGAACCGCGGACTTTTTTGCCCTTATATCTTAAATTCTTTCTAGCACGTTTCGTATGTCTCCCACGCCTTGCCGATTTTCCACGTCTGCTTAATTTCATTATATAATAGTAAAATAATAAAATAATAAAATAATAAAATAGTAAAATATTATATTATATTATATTATCAATATACTACGTGTTACTATATTTAATAATATCTAAAATTGTAACCTACCATTATGATATATTGTATCAATAGAGATAGCAAGTAACATAGGAAATTGCCAAACAGAAAATATACGGTTGTGTGTATTATCTTTCGTAAATAAAGTAATTATCATAATATAAAAACTAATAACAAGACAACAAGAAAGAAGGACTATAAATATTTTTTGAATAAAGTTTAGTTTTTCATTAAATATGGCATGTAATAACATTATCGATACTGATATATAATTTATATTATAAATATATTTTATATTACCAAAGAGAATAGAACCGATTCTATTAAATTCATATTGTATCATAAAGAATACAATATAAATACATATATGCTCACCGAATTACAATTAAACGCGATATTTAAATGCGAAGAGGGGTGGGGAATCCGACAAGGTTGGCACCGATACCGAATCCTGCCCCTGATCTTGCTGAAACGGCTAAACTAGGGACGTAAACATCCAAGATGGCAAAGGTCGCCGCAGCAACCAGAGAAATCAAGGCAATTTCGTCGAATTTAAGAGAACGTGATGGTATTGAGTAAGCAACAATTGCTACGCAAAGACCCTCGATGATATACTTAATAAAACGCTTAAAAAGCTCACTAAAGTCAAGTGTTCCGTACATTATAAATATAATATAGAAAAAAATATTTTTTTTTGTTGATAATGTTGCTAAATATAATTACTATATTTGTTATATTTGTTATATTTGTTATATTTGTTATATTTGTTATATTTGTTATATTTGTTATATTTGTTATATTTGTTATATTTAATAATATCAAAAATCGAAAAATATTAAATGAATAAACTAACTTAAAATGATTAATTAAAGATATTTATATAATTATATAATTATACAATATCAGCAATGTCTCACACGACTAACATACCCGAAGGCGTTACGCCTAAGCATCTACCCGATGGTAAAGAGAACCCTAAATATGTAGACCTATTGGAGGAAGATAAACCGATTGCCGGACAAAAGTTTGTTTGTTTGTCGTTTGTATCCCCAGAACATATTTTAAAACAAAAGGACCACTTTTTGTTCGAGGAGTTTATTAAACAGTGGGACTTTAAAAAATCGATGGAGAAGTTCACACAATTTCTAAACTTTGTTTCATTTAAATATTCGATTTCTTTTGACAAGTTGACTGCAGATTTTCAGGAGTTTACTAAAGAAGAGGGTAGTACTCTTGCTAAAGCTTCCACGATTAGCGATGACTATAAGACATTCATAGACAACAACGAGGAAGAATTGGATCAACAATTCGGCGAGAAGCACAAATTTCAGACGTCCATTCGAGGTATTAAAGTGCGCGGCGTTTTTGCTACACAAGGCGAGGCCGAGCTTCGGTGTAAATTGTTGCGCGAAGTAGACCCCAATCACGACATTTATGTAGGTCAGGTTGGTATGTGGGTTCCATTTCATCCAGAGGCGTATAAGACAGGGCGTGTTGAATATATGGAGGAGACACTAAACGAACTCATGTCAGATAAGAAAAAGAATGAAGATATGGCGAAACATGATTTTGAGAAGCGCGTACGCGAAGCAAAACAGAAAGCAATTGAGGAAAATATGAAAAAGGCTGAGGAATCAGGCAACAAACTTACACAGACACTTAATGAGAAGGGTGAACTTGTTGGTGTAGCAAATGTTACAAATTTTGACGGCCTAAACGACGACTCAACAGTAGACGATATTAAAAAGAGTATTTTTGAGTCTGAAAATGTTGTTTTGGACAAGAATAGTGACCATGGATTGTCGAAACTTACAGAAAAGTTTGATAATTAAATGCTATCAATCACGGTAGCAAATTGTTTATTTGCGTTTTCCGGTTATTAATCCCGATTACTATTCACAGTTATTAATCCCGATTACTATTCACAGTTATTATATGTTATTTCAAAAATAATATATAATATTTAATTAATATATACATACCAGTACAAGGTTATTTTACCCTCTTATATTAATATGGTAAAGAACAAAACTACAAAAATATTTTCAATAAATTCGGGGATAACGAGGGGGTTTTCAAGTCGCAATAAACCTTTACATATTTTTTTCATATTAACAACCATAATATTGTCTATTATATTAATTTACTTTTTATATAGATGGGTAAATAAAGCAATATACATTTATCGTCTTAAAACGGATTTCGATAAGTTAAAGTCGATAGGGGTCGATGTTAAAAACTATAATATACTATACTATCCGGAAAATAAGAAAAAATATATAGTGAATCGTGCCAAAGTAGTCGGAAAAGAAAATACACTATTCAGAAATAAGAAAGCAATAGGATTCGTTCCAGATAAATATATTGTATTAGATATAGATACGAAAGAAGGAATAGATGGTGCAAATTTTTTAATTGAAAAAGTTCCAAAAGATACAGTATCAGAAAAGACTCCCAATGGCTACCATTATTATTTCGAAAATGACACAGGCAAGCCCGTGGAAACATATGTACAGTTGACAATCGATGATGTAAAATATTCTGTTGATATTTTGGGTAGAAATAGTTTAGTGACAATGTCACCTACGAATATAAATGGCAAAGATTATAAGTGGATTAATAGCATATTTACACATACACCGGCAAAATTATCGGAGAATACTTGGCTAATAGATTTAATAAAAGACAATAAACCATTTTTTCGCAAATTTGATAATGTCGATATTAACCTCACTATAAAAGGAGCACTTGTAATCGTGGATAATATAAATATTGAAGACTATTTTCGGTTTACATTTGGCAGTCTGAAAGAGTATTCTAAAAAAATAAAATTGCTTGGTGGAATAATTTATTTATATGATGATAACTATTATTTTTTTACCAGAGCAGTATTTAATAAAATTAAAAATAAAATATATTTAATGAATGAACTGAAACGAGTGGTTGACATGTTAAAGCCGTCATATATAATAGATTTGTCTATTATATACAGTAATTATTTAGAACCTTTAAGCTTAGTTCAAGTTTCGTCGGCAATCATTCACAACGACTATAATAATTACAAAGCTGTAAAAAATATAGAAGATTATATACAATCGGAACACCTAGATAAGGAGACAAAATATTTAATACGAGATGTAATAACAATAAATAATTTTTCGAATAATAATGTTAAACAATTGATTACTTATATTACCGGAACAGATGATAAAAACGATGACGTTGCGCAGTTGTTATCAAAAAATAAAATATTACTTGGTTCGGAAAGTATATACTTGTCTATGTTTCTTTCTAACTATTTTAATATTCCTAGCTTATGTTTGGGTATTGTATCCAATATAGACCCAGAATTGGGCAAATCCCCCATTAAAGAAACAGATAAACTCGCAACTACATTTTTTACATTGTTTTAACGAACATAGCAATATATACACTTTTACCATTTGTTTTTCTTGACTTGAATTTTAGGACCCTGTCCTTTACGCTTTACACTACTCGGATCGTACTGTTCTTCTTCATCGTCGGAGTGTATATCTTTGGACATTTCCCAGAACTCTTTTGCTCCTAATTTAAAAGGACCATGCGTTTGAGCTTTATACCAGAAAATCTGGTCATGTAATTTATTCGACTTTGCGTTGTTATTTATTACAAGACATTCGAAATTTTCAGTACATTGGTCCATAACTTGGCAAAAGCTTTCAAATGTCGGAAACATACCTGCATAATTTTCATATATTCTTTTGCGATTCCCAATATAAGGCTCTCGCAATATAAATACATAGTCAATGTTTGTTCTTAAATTGGGTGGTATACCGAGGGGATACTGCATAGTAATAACCAACATCACTTTCCAGTGACGCCCATTCATAAATAATAGACGCATCATTACATCTTTTGTCCATTTATTGTCGAAAAGACAGTCGTCTAATACTACGAATGTTCTCGGGTCAATCGTGCTACGTTTATACGATTCTATCTCTTTTTTCATTTGTTTTAGTACGGCTTTTTGGCGTTTTAATATATTTTCTATTATTGCCGTATTATACGCATCGTGGATAAATAGTTTAGGGACATGTTCTCCAAAAAAGCCGTTACCTGCTTCAGTTCCCGATATAACCGTACCAATCGGTATATCCTGGTGATAAAACATTAAATCTTTTACTAAAAAACTTTTACCTGTATCACGGCGCCCAATAAGCACAATAACAGGTCCTTTATTTTCGTCGGGTCTAAAACTAATTGAACGCATGTCAAATTTTGCTAATTCTAATCCGACACTCATGTTTGTTATTTATTTGTGATGTATTTAATATAGCTAATATACTAATATAAATTAAAAAAATATAATTATTATAAACGCATATAATGTATTTTATTAGTTTGAAACATAATAAAAATATGTATTGAATTAAATAATTAAAGAGTATGAATATTGATATCAACGATACAATCGCCTCTTCCGAAAAGGGAATATTTTCACTGTATTACAGAAAAGTGGACAATTCCGGCCTTTTCTCTTCTTTAGAAGAATCCGAGCTTGAAATAAAAAATGGTAGAAATTATATTCCTTTATATGAAAACTATTTTAATTTAAATGAGACTAACTATAACTCGATTAATTTGAATCACAGATATTATGTGACAGGGTTATCCGGTATTATAGATAAAAATAATATACAGGCGGCAGTAGTAGACTGTTTTAATAGTACACCTGATTCATTAACCATTTCGCATAAACCCGTCTTTATAAAATTTTCTCCATTGATAGACCCGATTAAGTATATGACTGGAAAATATGATATTTCAAGTGTCACGAATATAGGTGACAAAGAAGGTATAGAAATTTTAAATATTCCTACATTTTCTAAATTTGAAAAAAAACAAGGTATTTCAAAAACAAATGACAGAAATAATTCGGCATATGTGGATGGATTTTTTTCATATTTATCGAGTCAATTATTAAATCATCATGATTTTATAAACGGTCTTGATTTTTATGGTTCTTTTAATGCCATAAAAACGAGTTTTCATTATAATGTTATCGACGATATTGATTACTTGGATAAAAATAACTACTTTAATAAACATAAGAATATCCTTTTCAGTGTTGAAGATATAGATGACTACAGTATTGATTCTGATAATAACCCTAGCAAAAAGAATATATCTGGTGCGCGAAATATGAAAAGTAAAATTGTAATTGAAAATAATGCCTGTGAAAATGATGGGCAATATATCATTCATGATGATTTTGATTCTATTTGTAACGAACTACGCGGTGTGTTTAATGTCTCTACTGAAGATACCGTTAGTGAATGTAATATTGTTGATATAAACTCTATAGCATTGCCCGCACCTTTGCCTATGAATATTAGTATATCACTAGATAAAGATAGTAAGGTTGGTGCTGGTATAAGTGAGAGCAACAATGATGTACTATCAATATCTAATGGTGATTTAAATTTAAACACAAACTGGGTCGATAGTTGTGATAGTGATACTGATTCATGTTCATCGCGCTCTTCTTATACAGATGATGATGATGCTAGCGACGGTAATGGGGGTATTATTAATCGAGGCGATATTAGTAGGGGCCGTGGCGGTAGTGGCGGTAGTGGCAGTGGCAGCGGCAGCGGCAGTCGCAGTATCGATGGCTTGAGTGATGGTGGCAGTGGTAGTGATGGTGGCAGTGATGGAGGAAGTGATAGCGACGACGATGGAGATGACGATGACGATGATGATGATGATACTTTGTGGGCTACAATAAAAAATTTTCCTGTATCAGCAATTATGCTAGAAAAATGCGAGGATACACTTGATTCGCTAATGATGCAGGAAGATGAGATGAGTGATGGTGAGTGGAAATCGGCGTTATTCCAGGTTATAATGACTTTGGCAGCATATCAAAAGACATTTGGATTTACGCACAATGATTTACATACAAATAATGTAATGTTTATTCATACGGAGAAAGAATATATTTATTATTTGTACGATAAAAAATATTATCGCGTTCCGACATATAATCGTATTTTTAAGATTATTGATTTCGGTCGTGCCATTTATAGGTATAAATCGAAGATTATATGTAGTGATAGTTTTAGCATGACTGGCGATGCCGCCACACAATATAACTGCGAACCTTATTTAAATGATAAGAAGCCGCGCCTTGACCCTAATTATAGTTTTGATTTGTGTCGCCTAGGGTGTTCTATTTTTGATTATTTTATTGATAATATTGGGGATGTTGCCAAAATATGTAAAGCGAATCCAATTGCTAAATTAATCGTGGAGTGGGTAACAGATGACCAAAAACGAAATATTTTGTATAAAACAAATGGGGAAGAACGTTATCCGGATTTTAAATTATATAAAATGATTGCTCGTAATGTACACAATCATACACCGAATTCACAGCTATCAAAGCCGATATTTGCCGCATATGAATTCCCTAAGAAACAAGTAAAACCGAAACATAAGATTATAAATATTGATAAACTGCCATCATATATGGTTTAAATAGTAAAGTATGTTTTATTTATGATGGTTCTTTTT